CCGACTTATTACGCTGTAGGAGGCGGTGACCGATGGTATCACAATTGGGCACATGCGTATAGAGTTGCCGGCACGGTAACCGAAATGACCAAGAATCAGGCATCCGATGCCCTGGTAATCGCAGCATGGTGGCACGATGCGGTATATTTTCCGGGTGCTGGTGCTGATGCAAATGAGCGATGCTCTTCGGCGGCGTTAGGCTTGGAGGCTCGTCGTTTGGACTTCTTCAATCCTCTGAGTAAGGAAGAGAAGGATGCAGTGAATGATGCCCAAGTTCTTATCCAACACACCTGCATTGAAGATCATCTACACCCCAACCGAATCGCCGGTGATCTTGCTGTGCTGCTTGATGCTGATCTGTCCTCGCTGGCTGATCTATACGACAAGTTTCTGGAATCACAGCAGAACATCATCAAGGAAATGGGCGGAACTTGGCCGGAATCTCAGCCCGAATCTGCGGCGTTTCTGAAAAACTTTCTGGAATGCCGAGATTTCATTTATCACACTGATTATGGACGCGAACACTGGGAAGCCGCAGCCCGAGCAAATATTGAGAAATATCTCAAAGGTTGACTAGGGGTTACCAGTGCATTTAGTAGCATGCCACTTAGACATTGACCATTTACCACAATGTGGGCAGTTGTTTTCGCGTTTCCCTCCGAGTAGCGACAATGATCGTTTGTCTTTAGTTTCTTGCGATTGTTTCTTCCCTGTGTTTGTTGCTGCTATCTTTGCTTTCGTCTCCTCACTCATTACCTGTGTTGCGCGCCAAATACGCATTTTTTCTCTTGTCTCGTCGGTGTGGGCGCGACCTGTCATTCCTACCATTACTCGGGTTTTCATAGAATTGGCATGTTTTTTCTTCGTTTCAGGATTAGACATTGGGTTATGTAGTGATGCCATTTCTGATACGATGACAGATCGTTGCTCTCTCAAAGACTGATATATGCGACTATTCACTTTCTTCGGACCGCCGTCAAGATGCACCATATACCAGAGTGCGTGTAACATTTTACCTCGGGCAATACCAGTGACCATTCTTGTTAGAAGCATGTGGCAAATAAGATGCTCTCTCGGCGTAAGAATAACAAGATTATTGGGGTGGTCGGGGTTACCCTCCTGCCATCCAGCGGGACCATTCCGATGCCGGAGAATGAAAAATGAATCCGGTATTATATGGTGGCGCTCAAATCCAACTTGGTTTACGGCGTTCCTCAGCCGCGCATTGGCGACGATTAGATTATACCATTTGGTATATTTGTTAGATAAATACATTACTGATGCTCCTCATAGCGTTAGAGTAGTCGGAGAGATAAGAGACTCGCGGACTACACCTTTATTTATCATTTCTCTTGACATATAATAAGAAATGATGTATAATAACAATAAGAGGTAGACTCTTATTTTCAAATAACTCATAGGATTTATGATGGCAAAAAAATATCATACTTTAGTATTTGTGGGGAGATTTCAACCAGTCACTGTTGCTCACGCCGAAATTATCCGCCGAGCAATGGCTCAGGCAAAGCAACTGGTCATCATCGTCGGCTCTGCGAATCAGCCTCGCACTTACAAGAATCCTTGGACAAGCAAGGATCGTGAAATGATGTTGTCCAATGTCGTCAACGATATCGGCGACACCTTTGAACACAACAACACCTTCAGTCCCGGTGAGTTTGACCACACCGGTCACAATCACTGCATGGTTCGGATAGAACACAACATTGACACCCTGTACAACGATCAATCGTGGGGAACCAGAGTTCAGGATATTGTGGCAAAGCATACACAACCCGGCGACGCCATTGCCCTTATCGGTCACAAGAAAGACGACTCGTCCGCATACCTTGACATGTTCCCACAATGGGGCTTCGAGGAAATTGAACTGATTCAGCCGCTGAACGCCACTAATGTGCGTGATCTGTATTTCCGCAGAGATGTCAACATGAACTTTCTTCACGGAGTGTTGCCGCCTTCTGTGAGCAGGATGCTTGAGGGATGGAGAGGAACACCAGAATACCTACAAGTCATCAAAGAACGCGAATTCGTGGAAACCTATCAAAAGCAATACGCATCGTTGCCATATGCGCCTGTATTCGTCACGGTCGATGCTGTAATAGTTTGTTCAGGGCATGTGTTGATGGTCAAACGCCGTTCTGAGCCAGGAAAACACCTGATGGCTCTACCGGGTGGATATCTGAATGCCAGCACTGATAAAAGCATGATTGATGCTGCCATCCGTGAACTTAGGGAAGAGACTGGTATAAAAGTTCCTGCTCCGGTATTACGGGGGAGCATCGTTCAACAAAAAGTATTTGATGCCATTGGTCGTGACCCACGCGGACGGGTGATTACTCACGCATTTCACATCGCATTACCGGATGGGCCATTGCCCAAAGTAAAGGGCGCAGATGATGCCCTCTCCGCAAAATGGATTCCGCTATCAGAGATAAAAGCGGAAAATTGCTATAGTGATCATTTGGAAATCATCAAGATGCTGGTTGGGATATAAGGGTGTCAACTTCTCTACAATTTTCCCCATGCCATCTATTATATAGTCCTATGCCTTTACCAGATTTCCCGCAATTAGGACAACACCAAGGTCGTTGAAAATGATGTGTACCGTCTTTCACTTTTTGCTTACTCGGATTATTGTCTCCTTGGAAATTATGCGTTCCTTCAGCAATTCGTCGGTCTGTATTTTTGCGAGATATCTCTCCTCCGAGAAAATGATGGGTTCCGGCTTTCACTCGCTGTTGGGAAGTTACTCTCGCAACTTCTCCTCCGAGAAAATTATGAGTTCCCTGTTCAACCCGCGTAGATTGTTGCTTTCGTTGGAACTCACCACCTACCCAATTATGAGTACCATTTTCTATTCGCTTTTTATTGGTAATTGGACCAAGCAGATTATGAGTACCTTTGGCGACTCGTTGACGACTAACTTTTCTACTAACCTCTCCTCCGAGAAAATTATGCGTTCCGGCTGCAACCAGTTTCCTTGCAATATCTTTCGCATCTTCGCTGGTATTTCCGTCACTACCTCTTTTATAGTTCATACATTCGGGTTTACCGTAGTGAATAGAGATGTGGTATTCTTCAAGTTTACAGAGTTCCTCAAACGAGGTTGCCTCTGCTATTATTTCACGGATTAGGAGAGAAGAATCTTTTATGCTCTTGACCCAATTTCCGCTGCCCAGATATCCATCATTGATGTTCTCTGTCTGATGGCGACCTATATAATATTTTCCGTTAGGATGTGATGTTTTATATACAAATAAATACATTTGCTGACTTGCTCCTTTTAGCAGTTAGAGCGGGCAGATGTTGGTTCATCGTGGTCCGCACTTTTATTTATCATTTCAACCAATTTAGGAGAATAAATGAGACTGATGTTAGGGGCGAAAGGTAAGCCATCATTGCTTGTTGATGTGGAGCAAGAACGAAGTCTGGCTGACTTTGATTTTTGGGTTGTCAACGGTAACTGGCACGGAGTGTTCTTCAATAGTCATGTGACAATACTGGGATGCCCGAGTGGTGACCACTCTGATTTGGATCAGACAGAAATACTCTGCTCCAATCAGGACCGTTTGCGCGGCAATTATCAGGATGTGTTCAATAACTTCAACAATCCCGAGTATGTCGCACCAATGCCCAAGAAGGTTAAATTTGACTACATGGATGACGATATTCCATTTTAAGGAGATGATATGAACAAACTAATTGAAAAACTTGTTGAACAGGCTGGAATTGAGACCGAGCAGGATCAGGCCGGCAATACGTTCCTTAAGGGTTGGCCCGAAGATTTGGATAAGTTCGCCGAGTTGATTGTGGCAGAAGCGTTTCGTGCAGGTATGCTTTATTCTGCTAAAAAGTATGCGGCAGTTGGCGAAGACCGATTTACAGGTAATGATGTGGTTCTATTCCTAGAAATGGAAGCCGGTGAATTGACAGATGACGAGATTAAGGAACATTTTGGAGTTGAAGAATGAGAACTTTTTGGCTGACTTGTGCCGAATGTGCAATGACACAGTTATTCCAACCATGCGAAGCATGTCCTAACAGAAAGGCTCAAGGACTATGAACGAACAAGACCTTGTATATCGTCTGAGGGAACGTGCCCGCATCCGTCGGCAGATTCCGGGCAGAAAGAGTGTTCAGGAAAACAAACCTGATCGCATTGCTGATCTGTTGGAAGAGGCAGCAGATGAAATTGATCGTCGTCGGAAAATTGATTCTGACCGATATGAAGAGGAACGACTACGGTCGTCTTGGTAAAGCAAAGGGTTGACATCAAATCAGAGATGTGTTAAAATAGACAAAAGGAGTATTTCATGGGCTGTTACATTAATCCAAAAGACATGACCAAAGAGGCGTGGCTTTACAAGTTTGCTAAACCAGTAGCGGGACCTACCACGATCACAGAATCAGAAGTTCCTGTTTGTCTTGTGGACAACGGACCGTTCACTGCGGCTGCTGTCGCATACGACCCTGATGAACTGCGGGTGTTTCAATCCGCAAGTGATCGTCGTCCCAAAGTTTGGTTCACGGCCACACGCGAATCTCTGTACACGGTTTCGGATCTGAAAAACTACGAATGAGACCTACGGGGAAAATCCGCTGGCTGGTGACTTCCAACGAAGTTACCAAAGATGAGATTGACGAATATCGCAAAAGCGCGGATGTTTGTCTGACAGATGCCAAGCGAATTCTGGAAGACAGAAAACCACCCAAACTTCAACAGTGGGTGGTGATAAACGAATGGAAGAACGAAGGCGAATGGGCCGATATCCCAATAGAATATGAAGTACATAACAAACAAATATAAAAGCGTGATGCTGCCATATAGCGATGAATTGCTTGAATGGCTGCAGGACACCTACCCTCACTCAAAATACCACACGGAGATATATGGAAACTAAGAACTTTGAATCAGTAAAACACGCACGGGCCGTGGCGAAAAAGCAGATGGAATTCTTCAATCTGATGATGCACGGACCCGATAAGTTGAAACACCTTAAAGGCAATTTGATTGATCTTGCCGAACACGGTGAGTTTGACATTATCGTTCAAGGCTGTAATTGCTTTGAAACGATGGGCAGTGGCATTGCCAAGGAAATCAAGAAACGATATCCAGCTGCTTACGATGCTGATATCAAATACTCCAGCGCCGGAGACTATCATAAACTCGGTGATTACTCAGTGATGCTCGGCAAACAATTCAACATCATCAATGCTTACACACAATACGGATTCCGCACTGGAGGTGAAGATGGTGATGTGTTTGAATACGATTCGTTCAAGTTGATCCTGCAAAAGCTGGCACACACTTATCCAGGTGGTCGGTTCGGGTTTCCGTACATCGGCATGGGACTTGCAGGCGGTGACTCTGAAACCATCCTTAGCATGTTGGAAGGATTTGCCAAGACAATTGACAAGGCCGCTGCGGGTGGCTCTGTTACTCTTGTGGAGTTCGCATGATTGAAATACAAGCACCAAAGACGTTTGAGTTCGCCGACGATCCTCTGATCTTCCTCGCAGGGTCCATTGAAATGGGCCTGGCAGAGAAGTGGCAAGATCGCGTGGTGAAAGCCCTCGCTGACGAATCCTGCACCATACTGAATCCCAG